CAGCCATGTTGTCCTCCTGATCAGGCGTTGACCGGCGACTGGACAACCGCGAACGGGTAGCGCGAGCTGCCGTTGGCGTTGTCGTAGTTCACCGTGTTGGCGACCTCGAAGGCGCAACGGAATGTGACCCGCAGGGCCACCGAGTCCTGCTGCGCGAGGTTGTACTGGATCGCACCCGTCGCGTCCTGGATGACGGCCTGGTCGAGGACCTTGTAGGTGACGTCCTGACGCAAACCGATGATGCCCTGAGAGAAGTCACCGAGGACGGCCTCAACGTTCCGCTGACCGGTCGTCGTAACGGCCGGCCAAAGGCCACGCATCGGGTACTGCGCGGGAACGCCGTAGATCCCACCGTTGGCGTCGAGCAGGGGACGGCCCTGCGTGTCGCGGACGTCGCGGAGGAGACCCTTGTAACGGGTGTTCGCGATCAGCCCGGTGACGTCATAACCGTCGGCCTCGACGTGACCGAACGCGGCGGAGAAGTCACCCGCGAGGCCACCGGCGTTCGCGGCAGCCGTACCACGATTGACCGTGTTCCCAGCGGCAACGGCAGCAGCCGCGACGGCGGTCGGCCACGAAGACGGCTTGTTCACACCGAAGAACACGGCCGCGTCGAGCTGACGGGCGATCGCGTTCTGGAGCAGAGGCATGACCTCGCCCCACACGTCGAACGACGCGTCATCGAGGACGGCCTCGGGGATCGGGACGATCGCCGCGATCTCCTCGACGTTGAGGAACTTGTTCGACCAGGCGACCTCAGTCGTCTGCTTCAGACCGGTGTCACCCGTGACGAAGTAGGCCGTCGGCAGCGCCGACAGGACCGGCATCCGCTGCTGCGCGGACGACATGCGGACCTGACGAAACAGCGTCAGAGCAGCCGAGTCGTTCGCCAGGCCCGTGAGCAGCTCGTTGGAGACCTGCTCGGGCATGAGCGCCTGGGTGTTGGCGCGGGTGATGAGGTTGTTGAACGGCACGGTGACCTCCTAGGTCATCGGGGGAAGGCAGCGGGGCCAGCCGTGCCGACTGGTGCTGCGGGACGTCAGGCGCGACCAGCGGCCTGACGGATGTGCCTGTTGAAGTCCGCCCCGAACGGGGCGGTCGAGCGGGACCCGCCGTCGTAGTTCGTGGGGGCCTTCGGCGGCTCAGGGACGAGCCGCTCAACGGCCGCCTTGATCGCGTCCTCGTCGGGGGCGCCGTCGTCACCGACGAACCTGCCCAGGTCGACGAACTCGAGAACCTTCGACGTGTCGACGTCCGGGTTCCGCTTCGCAGCGGCAGCGTCGAACCGGGCCTGCGCGAGACGCTGACCAACCTCCGCGAGAGCGCCCTTGCGGCCGCGCTCCTCCGCGTCAGCGACGGCACGCTCAGCCTCGGTCAACGACTCACGCCGCTGCCGCTCGAGCTCGCCCTTCGCCTTGTTGTTGTCCTTGGCGCGCTGCTCCCACTTACGGGCCTCAGCGAGCGTCTCCTTGTACTTCGCCTCGAAGTCGACGGGGCCCTCGTCAGCACCAACGGGACGTGCGTCCTGCGGGTCCTCGACCGGGGTGCCCTCGTCGGTAGGCGCGGCGGTGTCCTGCTCAGTCATCGTGTCTCCCGTGCGGGAAGTAGAAACGCCCGTGCGGGCGTCGACCCCGCGGAAAGCGGGGAAGTTGTGAGGCGGCTAGGCGAGGAAGCCCATGCCGCGGAGCCGGTCGACGACGGCCTGCTGACCGCCGCCCGCGTCGACCGCGTTGGTCGGCGTGGCGCGCCGCGGCACAAGCCGCCGGCCACGTGGGGGAGAGGCGCCCATCCGAGCCATGTCGCGTGACGCGTTCACGACCCGGTTGATGTTCGCGCCGCCCTCGATCGCAGCGCGTTGGCCGTTCGTAAGGCCACGTACTTGCCCTTCCGCGAACAAGCGGTCAGGGTTGACGACCAAGTCCTCAGCGACCGACTCCAACGCCGGGATGTGCCGGCATGAGCACTGCTGGTGCCGCAGGAACCCGTCGCTGTACCGGTAGAACCGGCCAGCGAGGATTGCGCACCGCGGGCAGCACGGGACGTTGACCATCCGCACCCACCCGATACCGGGTCGGGCGACGATCGCGACCTGCTCAGCGCCGCGGCCGGCGTCCCCGACCTCGGACTCGGCGACCGTCTCGACGAATGACGCCCCAGCGGCCAACGCTTCACGTGACGACGCGCCACCAGCGACCGCCTGCTTCGCGCGGACTGGCGCCAGATCGACGAGGGACTCCAACGATCGGCCGTCAGCAGCCCACCCGCCGAATGCCTCGGGCACAACCTCAGCGACGGGATCAACGCCGATGCCGAGCTCGGTAAGCACCGCAGCCGTCGACCGGGCACCAGCCCGCGCCGCACCAACCTGACCGCCCAGCAACAGCGTCAGCACGCCGTCCCGGATCCGCCGCCACGACGAGTCGAAGTCGTCACCCATCAACGACCACAACGCCATCACGGCCGCTACCGTCGACGCCGTCTGCGCCCGCTGCTGCGCCGCCGCAACCTGTACCGCCACCGGCGTGAAGGCCCGCGGCAACCGCTCAGGAGCCGGCGCCGTCACCAGTCACGCTCACACCGGCCAACCCATTCGCGACGACCGCCACACGGGCCTCCAGGGCGGCGTCCTGCCGCTCCATCCGGTCGATCTGCGTCTGCGAATACCCGACGTCCTCACGAGCCTGCCGCTGCGTCGTGATGCCCGACTGGTACCGCTTGATCGCAGCGTCCGTCGACTCACCCTCAGTGCGGTACTGCGGGTCCCGCCAGATCACCTCAAGGAGAGCGTCACCGTCACTACCAAGACCAGCCGCTCGACGCATCAACCGCACCGCCGGCTCCAGCCCCGTGTCGTAACCCCGCTGCCGCGAACGCACCTTCGACACGAGGCCCGACTCCGACGCCTTCAACGTCTCACCGTTGACGTTCGACATCTCACCGAGGAGGTACTGCGCCGGCGTCCGGGTCCGCGACGCGATGTCCTTTACGTCCTCGCGCTTCGCCGACGAGTACGGGTCCAGCGGTGCCGCGTCCCACTGACCAAACCGGGCCTCCGTCACATCGGTCGTGACGATCCGGTTGCGGCCCGTCGTGATCGGCGCGGCAGTCTCATTGCCGTTCGCGTCCTCATCAGGCCACCCCGACGCCCACTTCTGCGGGAACGCCCCAAAATCCTGCGTCACGATACGGTCCGCGATCGTCTTGTTGACCCGGTCCTGCACGTCAGTGACGTCGGCAAGCTCCGACACGCCACCCGTGAGAAGGCGCGGGTTGTTCTGGATCTCGACGAGCGGCACCACGCCCAACGGGTTCGGCGCAGGCCACGCCTCATTGGGCACCGAACGGCGCTCCCAACGCGGCGCCGCCCCCGTCGTCGTCGCCTTCGCCTGCCACTTGTACAGCCCCTCAGGCTTGTACAGCGTCGCGTGCAGCAACCCCGACCAGTCGTCCGTCCACACCTTCAACCCGGCTGCGGCGACCCTCCGGTTCGTGCCCGGCACGTACTCCACGACCGCCTGCGACGCGTGCTCAACCCACACGTGCGGGGTACGCGCATCCGACGCGTTCGGCGCGACCAGCAGATACGAACGCCCGCCGATGGCGGCCTCGAGCAGCGCCTGGTCGAACGTCCCGTCAAGGTCATTCGCCTGCCAGATACGCCACGTGTCCCGGTCAGCGGCCTCCTCAGCCGGACCCAACCGGAACCCCGCGACCGCGCACCGCTCAACCTGCGCGTCAACAACAAGGCCCATGTAGTTCGACCGGGTCATCTCAAGAATCCGGCGGAACTCCTCACGCGCGCCCGGCGCCAACCACGGCAACGGGTGATTACCCGAGTAGTACGCGTCGTAGAACTCGACCTGCTCCTGCTGCGCCGCCAAACGCTTAAACAGGCGGTCCGTCCACCACAACGGAGAAAGGAGGTCAGCCATGAACACTCCCGTCTGCGTCAGTAAGAACGAGCACGCCCAACAGCCCGCTTAGGGCCCTTCTTCACGGTCAACTCACGTGCAGCACCCGAGAAAGCCAACGTCACCGCAACCAACGGGGTGATGTCCGTAGACGCGGAACGCCGATGCCACGCCCACGCATCACCAAGTCGACGACGACGCCCCGCCTCAACCGCCGCCCGAAGGTTCAACTGCCCGCGGTGCACCAGCCGGCCATCCTGCACGGCGTCGTAAAACGACCCGCAAGCCTGCGCGTACTCACGCGCACCCACCTCAACGACAGGCACGCCCTGAGCGCGCATCGCGTGCACCAACGCACCCGCCGGAGAAGCCGCGTCAACGACCACAGCCGACACCTGCCGCGACTGGCAGATACCCGCGACCCGGTCAACAACCCACGCCGCGTCCTGCCGATTCTCGATCACCGACACGAACACACCATCGGGCCCAGCGGACGCAGCACCGATCGACGCGTGCTCACGGTTCGGCGCAACATCAACCGCCAACACCGCAGGCTCCGCCAACGTCGGCAACAGCTCAGGCGACGCAACCTGGGGCACCAACGCGTCCCAGTCCTCAACAGCCAGCACCGAGTCACCCCCCGTAGGGGCCCAAATGCCCAACCGCTCACGCGCGAACTGCACTTCAGGCAACGCCTCACGCTCAGCCTTCACGCCCGCCACGCGCACACGCCGACCCAAAGCCGGGTTAGCCGTAGCCCACGCAGCCGGGTCGTCCAAATCAGCATCATCGGGCGCCGACCACTCGAAGTACGCCAGATCGGGGTCCGTGCCGCGAGAACCAGCCTGCCGCATCTTCGCGAGCAGCTCTGACGTCTCGAACCCCGCCGACCCCGCGTACCACGTCTGCGGATTAGGCGCCGTCGTCAACGTGAACATCAACGCGGCCAACGACTCGGGCGTCAAGATCATCGCCTCGTCGAGCACCAGGCGGTCCGCCGTGAAACCACGACCCGACCCTGTGCTCCGCGCGATGAACCGCAACTTCGCGCCAGTGTTCAACTCGACCGAGATCTCTTCGTTCGAGTTGCGCCACTGGCGCACCTGCGCGGCCAGATACGGTGTCCCCTGGATCAACCGTTGCATGCGCTCGTAATGGTTCTTCGCGGTCTTGACCTCGTGCGCCGTGTGCAAGATCAACCGCTCGCCCCACACGAACAACGAGGCAAGCTCCAACGCCTCGAGGACGCTGCCCTTACCGTTCTGCCGCGGCACAATCAAACCAACACGGTCAGCCGCCCAACGACCATCCGGCCGCTCACCCAAAGCATCCCGCAACACCTGCTCCTGCCACGGGTCCAACACCAAACCCGCCGAAGCAGCAACCGCCACCGCATCATCACCAGACGACGACACATACGCCGGCACATGACTAAGACGCGGCTCCTGCGCCCCGACGACGGGCCTCTCGACGACGGCGGAGCTCATCAGTCAGCGACTCCTCCTCGGCCTCCGGGATCGCCGCGATGCGCTCCAACACCACCGTCAACTGACGAGCCAACGGAGCCCGCTCCCGCGGCTCCGCCTCCGTCAACGTCACCGCCAACACATCACGCAAAGCCACCAACGAACGCCGCAAATCACCCGACGCGACCTCCTCCGGCAAGCTCACCGCTCACCAACCAGGAGGAGGGCCCGGGTCCAACCTGGCGCCGCGCGTCCCGTTACCCCAAGACCTATTGCACGCAGCATGAGCGATCCGGTCACCATGCTCACCGCCCAACGACTTCGGCACCGAGTGATCCAGATCCAACGCATCACCACGACGCATCTCGCCAGCACACTGCGGCACCCGCCCATAGAACGGGCACACCTGCCCATACGCGAACGGGAGAAGCGCCGCACGCCGCCGCTCATGGTCATACCCCTGGCCCACCAGGCACCCCCTCAGAAAGCCCCACAACGCCCTCTAAGGCGCCTGAAAATCCGTGGGGAGAGAAGCCCTGCC